TCAGGCCCGAGGATGAGCTTGGCGATAGGCGGAGGCGAGCCGCTCCCCCGACACGTGCGTGTAGATCTGCGTCGTGCCGAGGCTTGCGTGCCCGAGGATCTCCTGAACGGCGCGCAGGTCGGCGCCGCCATCCAGCAGATGCGTCGCGGCGGAATGTCGCAGGGTGTGCGGCCCGACCGCATCCATCCCGAGTGCGGGGCCGAGCTCCTCCGAGACCGTCGCGTACACGCCGCGCGGAGTCAGCCGGCCTCCCCGTGAGCCGAGGAACACCGCGCGTGCCGCCCCCGTGCGGCCCGCGGCGCGCGCCGCGAGCACCGGGCGCCCGCGCACCAGGTACGCCTGCACGGCGTCGAACGCCGGACCGCCCACCGGAACGACCCGGTCTTTTTCGCCCTTGCCGGTGACGCGCGCCGTGCGCCGTTCGCTGTCGACGTCGTCCAGGTCGAGCCCGCACAGCTCGGACACGCGGATGCCCGTCGCGTAAAGCAGCTCGAGGATCGCGTGGTCGCGGAGGAGGACCGGGTCTCCGTCGGCGGCCCGCACCCTCAGATCGTCCAGGACCGCCGCCATCGTCTGGGCGGTCGCGACCTTGGGCAGGGTTCGCGCGCGCTTCGGTGACGCGAGGCGCAGCGCGGGATCGCTGGCGATCGCGCCGCGCTCGGTCGCCCACGCGAAGAAGCCGCGCGCGGTCGCGGTTCGGCGAGCCAGTGTCGAGCGCGCGTCGCCCCGTTCGCTCGCGCGCCAGACCCAGTCACGCAGCACCTCGATGTCCACCTCCTCGAGCTCGATGTCCCCCGACACCGCAGCCAGATCGACGAGATCGTTGCGGTAGGCCCGGACGGTGTTCTCCGACAGCCTGCGGACGCGCAGCAGATGCTCCGCATACGCCTCCGCCGCCTCCGAGATGAGCATGCAGCCAGCATGACCGATACGCCGGTGCCGCCGGGCCAGGCTCGCGGGCCGCCGACCTTCAGCTCGCCGTTCGACGCCACCCACGCTCGTCGGACACGACTCGACCATCGAGCTCCAGGAACCCCAACCAAGCGGTGACCTCCTCGCCGGCCACGCCGGAGCGCCGAGCGATCTCCGCGACGTTGCGGGGCGTTCGTGTGCTCAACGCGTCGAGCACCCTCGTGGCATCGTCTGTACGGCCGTCGCCCTCGACAGCCACGGCAGGGCCGGCCTGATTCGACCATCCGAGCATCTCCCGCACGTCTTCCGCGCTCGTGATGCACCGGCCGTCGTATTCGCGAAGGATCCGGTGGCATCCTGCCGAAGCCGCCGAGGTCACCGGCCCCGGCACTGCCCCGAGGGCCCGCCCGAGCGCCGCTGCGTGGCCCGCGGTGTTCAACGAACCCGACCGCCACCCCGCCTCGACCACCACGGTGGCATCGGAGAGCGCGGCGATGAGCCGATTGCGCTGGCGTAAAACCGGTCTATGGTGGTGCCATGCCCGACCTCGTAGACCTGTACGTTCGTCTCTCGATATGGGACGAGGCCAAGGACGGCCTAGAGCGCCAGGAGAGCGATCTGCGAGGTTGGGCGAAGAAGCAAGGCCTGACGGTGCGCACAGTCTGGCGGGACGCCGGTGTGAGCGGATACAAGACGACTGTCACGAGGGCCGCGTTCAAGAAGGCCACGGAAGCCCTCATCGCGGGCGAGGTCGGGGCGCTGGCCGTCTGGCGCATTGACAGGCTGAGCCGACGCGGGTTCGGTCAGGTTGGCGTCCTCATGGACTCCTTGGAGGGCACCGGGCGGCGCATCGTGTTTGTGGACGACGGACGAGACACCTCCAATCCGAACGACAGGCTCGGAATCATGCTCGCTTCCGAGCAGGCTAGACAAGAATCTGAGAGCACGTCGAAGAGGGTCAAGAACAAGAATTCCTCTCTCGTCGCAGCAGGCCTACCGACCCTGGGCAAGAGGCGGTACGGCTACCTGAGCGCCGACCCGGCCACGGGGCGACACGTCAACACTGTCGAGCATCCGGAGGAGGCTCAGCAGGTCCGGCAACTCTTCACGCGGTACCTTGCCGGGGCGAGCATCCGAACTCTTTCCACTGAGCTTGGCTGGAGGCCGCTGAGGGTGCGAGACACTCTCTCCAACGCCGCATACATCGGCAAGCTCACCGCTGGAGGCCTCACATACGAGGCCGCCGAGCACGTCGCACGCCTGGTGTCCAAAGAAGACTTTGAGGCCGCTCAGACCCGCCTCCAGGCCCGCTCAGAGACATACCGAGGATTCGCCGGTCCCGGAGGGGTGATCAAGCATCCGCTTTCAGGGATCATGCGCTGCGCGGTCTGCGGCGGCGCGATGAGCTACCGAAATGGATACCTATGCCTGGCCGACCTCTCGCATCCCGTCATCACCGGTCACCTCGCAGAGGATCGAGTGCGCAAGGTTGTGGCTCTCCACTTCCTGTCATCGGACTCCGGCATCTGGAAGAACAAGAAGCAGCTAGACCTTCCGCACATTGAGAAGCAGATCGCCAGCGTCAAGGCTGAGGAAGACGATATCTTGACCGGCCTCGCCCAAGGGCTATCGATGTCTCAGCTACTCCCCTACCTCAGTCCGCTGAGGGAGAAGCGGGAAGCTCTCGAAGCGCAGCGGGACCGAGCAATCGCGGCTGACGTGGAGACCCGAGTGCGCTACGAGATTCTGAAGAACTTTGAGTACGAGTACGAGAACGCCGATGCGTACCAGGACAACAAAGCGCGCGGTGAGGCCGTACTGGCGGCCCTGCCACTCGATGAGCTTCGCCAGGTCTATAGACTCTTTGACATTTTCGTCTGGCCTGGACGGGGCGCAGGGCGGCTTAGAGCGTGGCCTGTGGGCGAACACGAGTGGTACGCGGGTCAGCCGATTGAAGATGTCAAATACGACTTCTTCAACGGGGTACGCCAAGCGGTGAAGAAAGCACCCTGATCAACTTTGAGCGATAGTAGTAGGTGAGGATCAGTAGGTCGAACGGAATTCTCCGCTGATCCTCACCTCCATGAACAGACAGCCCCATCGGTTTTGAACTCCTTAGGTCGCCGGTGGGGCTTTCTGTTGCTCATGGTCCGAGCGGCTCGAAAATACAGACTTGTAACTACTTCAGCGTGTCTAACCGAGCAAGCATCGACGCGATGACCGATAGTAGATGTGTACCCATCTAGGTACCGTGCTCTCTTCTAGTCTCTTGCACGATAACCAGTAGACACCGGTTCCCCACCTTGTTGACCGGGCAAGGGTCAGTGCTCGAAGGTTCGAAGGCCTTCACTTCGAGTACTGGTACATCTGCGCTTCTCCTTAGGATGAGCGCTATCCGTGTTGTACCAGTACTTCAATGCCCTGATTTTGAAGTTTGGGGGGAGGCTCCCGAGGGGGGATGCCGAAGGCCATACTCTACCTTCTTCAAGATGATCAATGAAGATCATCCTTGACAGCATCTTCACTACTACCCCACACTGTGGCTAGGCGTATGCCTACAACAGGGACGGGGAACACGATGAAATCAGAAAAGTACAGCATCGTAGCCAAAGAAGGTAGCGGTGAGTTCGAGGTAAACGGGAAGAACGGGGTGAAGGTGGCTATCATCTATCCCGAGCAACGCAAGTACCGCATTCGCTTCGCAGGTGCACCGGGATGGGCCGAGAACGGGAGGCTTGTCGAGTTCGGCACCTTCAACACCGCAGAGGAAGCTCTGCAAGCTCTCGAACAATGGGATGGACGATCCGACGTAGAGGATCAATAAGCTTCAAAAATAAGAAATGGCCTCATCGCTTCGGCGGTGGGGCCTTCTTCTTGCCCGGACAGTGAGGCAACTCCGCTTTGGACGATAGTAGAGATAACGAGATAAACCGCGATGAATCGCGATAAATCTTCACGAAGTACCTAAGGAGACTACCGGTGTCAGAGTACGCATCGGGACTATTCGCAGTCCTGGATATCCAGCTAGAGCAGCTTGACCGAAGCCTCAACCGAGCAGAGGCGTCAGTCGCCTGGCTCCGGGCCAACGTTCTACCGGCAGAGAGGGATTGATCATGCTGAAGCCGACACCGCTCCTTACCCGGTACGGGTCGCTCACGGTCATGGGGGTATACCGCGACCGAGCACGTCGCCAGACCTTCGTCATCGCTCTGTGTGACTGCGGAACCCTCACACGTGCGATCAAGGCCAACGTACTTCGGGGCAACACCACGAGTTGCGGCGACCAAGCCCGCCACAAGCGCAAGCAAGAGCGGGAAGTGACTGGGTACGCCGGGATGCACCTCCGCCTCTACCGCCATCACGGCAAGGCGAGCAACTACGAGTGCCGCGACTGCGGACGCCAGGGCGCGGAGTGGAGCTACCTAGGCGACTCCCCCGCCGAACTCGTCGAAGTGGTAAATGGCCGCCCGCTTGCGTACTCGATGCGTATGCGGGACTACGGCATCCGTTGTGTGTCATGCCACCGGCTCGCAGACGGGAACCCACTGAGCGGAGCGATCTATGTCTGAGAACGAGAATTACGTCCGTCTATGGAGTGAGAAGTACTCCCATCTTGTTCAATTCCAAGCACAGCAGCTCAGGGATATCTTCGAGCCGAACGACGGTGACAACGATGCCGACGCGTGAATGCAGCATCGAAGGGTGCGCACAGAAGCACTACAGTCGCACATTCTGCCGCTCTCATTACCGACGCTTCAACGCGTACGGTGACCCATTGGCAGCCAGAGCGCACCGAGCGCCGGCTAAGGTCTGCTCGGTCGAAGGGTGCGAACGCCCCTACTATTCCCTGAGCCTCTGCAAGACGCACCACAAGAATTTCAAAGAGGATGGACACACCAACCGCAAGATTCGTGATCGGGCCCCTAATGGGACTCCGAAGAAGGCTGTAGAGAAGCCGCGCGTGGAATCCGTTCAAGAGAACCCAGCAAAGCCGGAGGTTGTACGTCTCCCCTCGATTCTGCACGGAATTCGGCTGGTGAAGCGGGATGTGAACGAGTTCGTTACTAAGTCAGGGCAAAAACAAGAAATTGTCCGACTTCAGTGCGCGTGCGGTGAAGAGTTCGAGCAACTGGCCCTCTGGTACAAGCAGGGTCAAATTCATTCATGCGGGCGCGGACATGAGTAGGCACAGCGCACGCGGCGCGGACTGGAACGCCACACGTCTTCGAGTGCTCGACCGCGACGGCTGGGTGTGTACCTCATGCGGCAAGGAACTGGTTGGGGACGATGCGACAGTCGATCACATCACACCAGTCTCACAAGGCGGTTCATCCGAAGACTGGAACCTCACCAGCCTCTGCCGCAAAGACAACAGCACCAAGGGCGACCGCGAGCTTCAGCGCGTCAACTGGTTTAACACGCGATGGCTCACGTCCATCAGATAGGCAAGAAGAAGAAATGACTGACAAGAAGATAGACATCATCACGGCGATGGATCAATACGAGAACAGGGAACTCGGGTACACCCCCATAGAGAAGGGTGTACCTGACGAGAAGGTTCCGGTAGAAGTTCTTTCGCCTCGTCGCGAGAGCATCACAGCCGTGCGTGTGGGAAGCGCCTGGTTCGCAGATGAGCACTCATCTCCACTCCCCTGGACGCCGATCAAGTGGAGACACATCGATGAGTAAGAACATGATCCGCCTAGAGAAGTACGAGGGCGGCAGACCGTGGGCTGTATACGAGGAGAAGCTGAACACCCTCGCACGGGACTACCTCCTTCACACTGTGGCTCAGCAATTGGACACCACAGAAGACAAAGTAACTGATCTAGTCACTACAGACATGGTGAAAGTACTAGTGAAGACCCTCCGAGAGAATCCCGATGCAACAGCGGCGATCATCGGCGCAACTTCGAACGAAGAAGACGACGATGAACTTTGAGTTTTTTGCCAAGAACATGATTTCACCCCGCCCCAGCCTTCTTTTTCACACCGCGTATCTGAAATATCCGGGAGGTACCCCAGCATGATCACGTTCAAGACATCCGTGATCCGGTTCAAGCGCAGCGCTTCTGACTGGCTTACCGAGGATGACCTACCGGCACTCGTCGCTTTGGAGGCCATCGCTCGCAAGCTGGACGAGGACATGACTCCTCAACTCCTGGCGCAGTACGGATTGACGTACAGGAACCTTCTTGCCCGGAAGCCGAAGGCGGGGGCGGATGAGGACGAGCTAGAGAAGGCTCTGCGGGAAGCCGTGGCGGAGCAGTGAGCGCCGCAGTATCAGGAGCATTCGGCTTCGAGCATCCACATGGGATGATCGACTTCGAGCGGAATAGAACCGTCGGGCGTCAAAGGGGCATTGAGGCTGATCCACTCCGAGAAAGCCTCCGACGCCTCCGTCAAAACTTCCTTCGTCTCACCGTTGGCATCAGTTGCGGTCTTCTTCAGCCGCATGGCGAGCAGGCCGAACGTCTCATTAGCGTCGAACCCGACGCGCGAGATGCTATCCAACTCGTCCTGAGTTTCGCGGAACACAGCCATAGCTCTCTCACAAGCACTCTCGTTCTCTGCTTCCAAGCGTGCAGTCTCGGCCACTTCGTCGGCGCTCGGTCCGCATCCAGTGAGCAAGAGAGCGGTGAAGGCGAGCAGAGCCGCCGCTGCACTTCGATTCACGGCTCTGAGCCTAGCGAGGTCGAGCGACCACCCGGGGCGGGTGACGGCTCGTGAAGTCCTCTCCCGCCCTACACACTCCACCTTTATCCGAAGACTTCCCATCCCTGTGGGACCGGTACGCAGTCGTCATCCGCATCGTCTGGCGCATCGCCTTCGGCATCACGCTCGATCCGTGGCAGGACGAGCTTCTACGCCACGTGTTGGAGGTCTACCCACCCGGTCACCCGAAGGCCGGGGAACTGCGGTTCCGCCAGGTACTCATCAGCTTGGGGCGACAGAACGGCAAGACCGAGCTAGCGGCCATCCTCGGGCTGATCGGCCTGCTTCGCCTGAAAAACACCATCGTCGTCGGCATCGCCAGCACCGCTGAGCAAGCCCGTCTCGTCTACGACCGCACTTCTGCCGCCATCGCGGCGAACCCGAGCCTGAGGAAGCGCTTCACCGCGCTCACCGACACCCGAGGTCTGCGCGCCAACGACGGTGGCAAGTACGAAATCAAGGCAGCCAAGTACGCCGCCCTACAGGGCATCCCCGTGGCGACCGGCGTAGTCGATGAGGTGCACCTCCTCGCCGTCGAGCTATGGACTGCGCTCGTAAACGGCCTCGGCGGTCGCCCCAACGGTCAGGTTGTCGGGATCACCACTGCCGGTGACGACTCCAGCGAACTCCTGAAGATGCTGTACGCCTCGGGCAAGAAGGCAGCAGCCGGCGACCCCGACTTAGAGAGGTTCGGCTTCTTCCTCTGGGAAGCGCCAGAGTCTCGCGTGCCAGAGTCCGATGATGAGTTGCTGGAGTACCTGAAGGCCGCAAACCCATCCATCGCATCCGGTCGCGTGGATGCGGCCACGGTGCTCTCAGACGTGCGCTCACTGCCCGACGCCGACATCATCCGGTACAGGCTGAACCGCTTCGTCTCCTCGGAGTCTCACTATGTGCCAATGACTCTATGGGCTGATGCCGCACGCGGCGCTGAGAGCTTCCCTGAGGGCCGTCCCGTCTTCGCCTTCGACCTCACGCCTAGATGGGGGTACGCGAGCGTCACAGCGGCGATCAAGGCCCCGGACGGCACGATTCATACCGAGCTTGTCGCGTCCATTGTCAATCCCAGCTTGCAAGACCTGATCGGGATTGCGAAGCAGCTTCGGAAGCACAAGCCAACCGCGTACGTCATGGACTCTTACACGCTGAAGAATCTCGGCGCGGAACTCGTCAAGCTCGGGTACCCGGTGCGCCTCTTTTCCCTTGGCGACCACATCTCGGGAGCCGGTCGCTTCTACGCGCTACTGGCTCAACACAAGATCAAGCACGACGGTCAGCCACTTCTCACTGTCCAGCTTCCCCAGACGATCCGCGTCAACAAGAACAACGGGTTTCGACTCAACCCCGCGAACGCAACAGTCAACATCGATGCCGTGATTGCCACGATGACCGCTGTGTATATCGCGGACATCACCGAAAAGAAGAACGGGATCGGTTTGCACTAATAGGCAAGTCCTCTTTAGACGATAGTAATACTCGGAGAGTATTACATGGGACTTGGCAATTGGCTTCTATACGGCACGTGGGAGACACGTTCAGCCGAACCATTGCCATCCCCTGATGTATCCCCCGCGATCCTGCCGCCATCTCGTGCGGTTTCCGAGACGAACGTAAGCGTCGCTGACGCTCTTTCTCTCGGCAATGTCTACCGCGCCGTTCAGATCATCGCGACGGCGGGCGTCCAGCTATCCCTAGACACCTACCGCAACGGCGAGAAGATCACATCTCCCCTCTTCATCCGTCGCCCGGACATCAACACTTCGACTGAGGCATTTCTAGAAATGACGTTTGTCTCGCTGGCGTCATCGGGTAACGCCTACTGGCGCGTCAAGAGGGACGACCGTGATCAGGTGACGAACGTCGAAGTCATGAACCCACTCGACGTTGTTCCCGTTACGTCTGCCTCAGGCCGAATCACCGGCTACCAGTACCAGCAGAACGACAAGCCCATTCCCGTACGGGAAGTGGAACACCTGAAGTTGCTCCGCGTCCCTGGCAAGAGCACAGGGCTTGGTCCCATCCAGGCAGCGCAGCGCGAGCTACGCGGGGCCATCGACGTTCGCGACTATGCGTCTCACTGGTTCCGTGACAGCGGCGTACCCAGCGGTGTGCTGAAGACGGATGCCCCGATGAGCGATGTCGACGTCACCGCCGTACGCAACGTCTGGAACAGCACCCCAGCCGGACAGGTTCGCGTCCTCTCCGACTCGCTCGACTACGTACCGCTTCTCCTGAACCCAGAAGACGCGCAGTGGATCGAGAACCGCAAGTACAGCACCTCTCAGATCGCAAGCCTCTTCGGAATCCCTGCCGGACTCATGAATGCACCGGTAGAGGGAAACAGCATGACGTACTCCAACATCGCGCAGTCATGGACAGAGTTCGCCCGCTTCACCCTCCAGGGATACACGCGTGAGATTGAAACCGCGCTATCCAATCTGCTTCCTCGCGGTCAGTACGTCCGCTTCAACCTGGAAGCACTTTTGCGACCTGACACGAAGACCCGTTACGAGATGCACTCTCTCGCAATGAACGCGGGATGGATGACAGCGAACGACGTTCGAAAGATCGAAGGCCTAGAGCCTCTAGACGGCGGAAACGAGCTTAGGAAGCCGTCCGCCACCAACACATCGGAGGCCATCGATGCCTGAAAACTATGAACTAGAAACTCGCGAGTTCATCCTCCGCGCCGAGAAGGTCGATACCGAGCAGCGAATCATTCGCGGCGTCGCAGTGCCTTACGAGGTCGAGACGAACATCGGCGGCGAGTACGTGGAGCGATTCGCGAAGGGTGCCGTTCAGGACTCTGAGGATTCGCTCCTCTATTGGCGTCACGCCGACCCTATCGGCAAGCTCACGTCGTCCTCTGACTCAGAAGCGGGCTGGGAAATCGAAGCCCGTGTATCTGAAACCACTCAGGGCAATGACGCGCTCGTACTTGCACGGGATGGCGTAGTTGTCCAGCTAAGTGTGGGTTTCGAGAGGGACAACGAGTACGAAGTCGAAGAACGCGAGGACGGCACCACTCTCATCACGAGAACGAAGGTGCGTGTCCGGGAAGTAAGCCTAGTGCCGCGTGGTGCTTATGGCGAGAACGCAACAATCTCTGAGGTCCGCGCGGCGTCAGATTCCAATAACAACACTAAGGAAGTCGAAATGACTGATAACAACAGTGCGGACCTACTAGAAGTCCGCGAGACGGTAGAAGAGCTAGAGCGCAAGATCGCTAACCTGAACGTCCGCGAGGAAGAGCCGGTACTAGATACCCGCTCCGCCGCTGAGGTTCTGAAGGCGCTTGCCAAGGGCGACGAGGCGACAGTCAAGGCCGTCAGCGACCTCCAGGAGCGCGCCTACACAGGTGGCACCACCGCTGACGCAACGCTGAAGCCAGGCTGGGTTGGCGACCTAACCCGCATCTTTGACAACTCGTCTGGTGTGCTGGCGTCGATCTTCGAGACGGGCGCTCTCCCCGCAGATGGCATGTCCATCGAGTACGCGCAGCTAAAGAGCAACACCGTTCAGGTCACAGAGCAGGTAAACGAGGGCGATGACCTCGCGTACGGCAAGGTAACCCTGGAGACGAAGACCGCTCCCGTCAAGACGTACGGCGGCTACGTTCAGCTTTCGCGCCAGGCCATCGACCGCTCATCGCTCCCTGTCCTGAATCGCTCCCTAGAGGCTCTAGCTCAGGCGGCAGCTAAGCGCGCCAAGATCGAGCTTCGCAAGGCCTTCAACGACGCAGTGACGGCTCGCTCTGCCATCGCTTCCAACGGCGGCGTAGTACTCCTCGGATCGACGCTCGCCACGGCGACCTACAACAACTGGGTCAACGCCATTGTCGATGCGTCGATCAAGTTCGATGAGGAAGCTCTCGACCCTGACGCTCTTGTCGTCTCGGCAAGCGTCTTCAAGAAGATGGCTGGTTTCGCCGGTTCTGACGGTCGTCCCCTGCTCTCGCTCGATGGCTCGGGAGCCAACACCGTAGGACGCCTGAACATCACAGCGCTTCAGGGATCGTTCGCGAACGTTCCTGTCGTCCTGGACGCCGGTCTGACCGGTGACAGCGCAACGCTCGTGAATGGTCGCGCAATCCGCGTCTACCAGAGCAGCCTTGTCTCTCTTCAGGACGAGAACATCATCAACCTCAGCAAGGACTTCAGCGTTTACCGCTATGCCGCAATCGCTACAGAGATTCCTGCGGGCATCGTTCCCGTCAAGCTCGCCGCTAGCTGATTGATCGGCGGGACGACAGATGACTAACACTGATGGAGTAGCACTCCTACGCGGTTACCTAGGCGCGGACGCGACTCACGATGTTGATATCCAGCGCGCCTGGGAATCAGCGTCGGCCCTTATCGCCACCTACATCGGTACATCTGTCGTGCCCGCCGTCATCATCGAGCACGCAACGCTTCTCACGGCAGCGGAACTATACGAGCGCCGCCAGTCTCCGAACGGGCTAAGCCAGTTCGCCACACCTAACGGTATGTCCGCTGTGAGGGTCGCCCGCGACCCAATGCTCAGCGCATATCCGCTTCTTCGCCGTTTCGTGGGATGGGGTGTCGCATGAGCATTCTCTATGACGAAGCTCTAGCGCTCGCTCAGCTAGTGGGTAGGACCGTGGGCACGACAAACATTCACGCCACGGTACCTGAGCGATTCACTGGGCCCGGCGTCATCGTCGTTCCCGATGATCCCTACATCACCGGAGGCTCCACCTTCGGCAACTTCACGGTCCACTACCAAGTCTTTCTTGTAGGCGACCGAGGCACATTCTCCGCCATGGATAAGTGGATGGACGAGGCACTGGAGAACACCATCTCAGCTTTGGTTGAAGCGTCGTGGTCTATCGAGTACGTGTCGCAGCCACAGCTTTACGAAGGCCTAAACGTTCTCTCGCATGTGCTGAGAGTTTCGACAACTATCAATTTCAAGAACTAAGGAGGCTGGGAACTATGCCTAGCTCTACACGTATTACCGGTACCAAGCTCTTCCTTCGCATTGGTACTACTGACTTTGCCGCTGACATCTCCAACTACCTTCTCGATAACGAGGAAGCAGATCAGGGTGTCGTGACGTTCGCTGACGCCGCTGAAGGCGGTAAGCGCCAGTGGAAGCTATCCGGCACAGCTGTGCAGTCCACGGACACCGCGTCATTTTGGACTTGGGTTTGGGCAAATACCGGCACAACCGTTCCCTTCACGCTAAGCCCCCACGGTCGTTCTTCGGGTACAGCCGCTGAGCCTGTCTTCACCGGCAACGTCAAGATCGGCGCCCGTCCCGCTATCGGTGGTGAAGCGGCGATTTCTAACGGCGACTTTACTTTCGATTTTGAATGGGATGTGCAGGGCACTCCCGTCAAGACCCCGTAAATAGTTCGCCATGAGTGATCGCATCGAATTCGGCTCCGGCGACAACAAGGTCCGCATTGAAGGCCTCGGCAAGACCGTACGTGCCCTTCAGAAGGCCGGTGCCGATGCCGAAGACATGCGTGACCTCATGCACGCACTGGGAAGCATCGTCGTAGACGCAGCTTCTCCCCCCGTCGTCTCGGGCAAGCTCGCCGGAACTATCCGTGCGGGTAGAGGAAAGACGAAAGCAGTTGTCCGGGCGGGCGGCGCTAAGGCGAAGTATGCCGGTGTCGCCCACTACGGATGGCCCGCGAAGAACAAGCCCGCTAACCCGTTCCTCACGAGCGCATTGCAGGCAAACCAAGGTCGCATCTTCAGTGCCTTGGATGCCGGACTAGCCGACATCCTGAAGAAGAACGACCTCACCTAACCGCCTTCGGGCAGAAACGAGTACGAGATGAAGAAGGACATCCAGTCCCTGACACTGGGCGAGATTGACGAGTTCGAAACCCTCACGGGCTCGGGGCTAGCAACTATGAGCGACACCACGGCTCCCGGTGCGGGCAAGAAGCTCGCCGCTCTTGTCTACATTTTCACGAAGCGCGAGAACCCGGACTACACCATCGCTGATGCCTTCAAGCTGTCCATCGATGAAGCGAATGCCTTCCTCGGAGTCGAAGAGGCTGAACCCGACGGGGATTCCGAAGAGGGGAAAGACTGAAGCTCGCGGACGAGCGCGCGGCGGCTATGGCGACCTTCATTGTCCACCTGAACATGTCGCCAACTGAGTACAAAAAGCTGACCATTCGAGAGCGGAACGCGATCATCGCGGAAACCGAGAAGAAGAACAAGCAACGTCCGAAGAGCAAGTAACACTTCCTAGGTCGGGTTCGTACTCCCCCGGCCTAGGGATTCATACAGAGACAAGTGGGGGGATAGAAGAAGTAATTGGGGTGACGGCATGGCCGGTCAGACTATTGCGATCAGCGTTCTAGCTGACACAGCCAAGCTAAAGAGTGGCCTTGGCTCAGCCGGGGATGCCGTTAACAAGTTCGGTTCAGGGTTCTCCAAGGTCGGTGTCGCCCTCGGCGCGCTTGCCGCAGCCGGTGCCGTGGCAGTCGGGGCACTCGCTGTCAGCGCTTTTAAGGCCGTGGCTGAAGTCGAGCGCCTGAACGCTCAGACCTCCGCCGCCATCGCATCTACAGGTGGCGCAGCAGGCCGCTCCCTGGAGCAGATCACCGGCCTAGCCGACTCTCTGGAACGCATGACCGGCATCGAGGCCGAAGTCATCTCCGGCGCTCAGAACATGCTCCTCACGTTCACCCAGATCAACGGCGACAACTTCGACGCAGCCACCAAGGCCGCACTGGACATGTCCGTTGCCATGGGTACCGACATGACCTCGGCGGCAACCCTCGTCGGTAAGGCCCTGAACGACCCCATCAAGGGTGTGGGCGCTCTGTCCAAGGTCGGTGTCCAGCTGACTGAGGATCAGAAGAACCTCGTGAAGGAGATGACCGCCGTAGGTGACGTGGCGGGTGCTCAGGGCATCATCCTCGGCGTCCTGAACGAGCAGTTCGGCGGATCGGCTGAGGCCTTCGGTAACACGTTCCTGGGAACCGTCGAGAAGGTCAAGAACAGCTTCGGGGCCATCTCTGAATCCCTCGTCGCTGGACTCCTCCCCGCCGCGACCGCTGGCCTTCAGGTGGTCAATGACACTCTCCTGAGGGTCGCGGACTCCCCCGCCTTCGCCGCCATCACAGACAAGGTGAACACGTTCCTGACCGGACTGTTCAGCGGCAAGCTCGACCTGGGTGGGATGTTTGGTGACCTCTCGCCGCTCATGGAGGTAGTCAGCTATCTAACGCCTATCGGCGCGGCGCTTCACCTCCTCCAGCCTCTCCTACCGCCCCTAGCTGGCGCGTTCGCGGAACTCGGCGCAGCACTAGGAGGAGCGCTGGCGGGAGTCCTGCCAGTCATCGCGGGCCTCTTCCAGCAAGTGGCCCTCGCTCTCGTGCCGGTCCTGGGTCCGGTCATTCAGCTAGCGACATCACTTGTCTCTTCGCTCGTGCCCGCAGTGGCCGCATTCGCCCCGATGCTCGCTCAGATTGCGGGCCTGTTCATCAGTCTGCTTCCAGCTATTACGCCGATTCTGACGGCCGTCGTCGCGCTCGTGCAGCCGATCCTCTCGCTCATCGCCCCGCTCGTAACGCTCATCGGCGCAGCCCTCACCCCGCTCATCGCCGCCTTCCAGCTTGTAGCCCAGGCAGTGCTTCCCATCGTGCAAGTCATCGTGACGAGCCTGTTGCCGGTCATCAACGGACTTGTCCAGGTGCTCACAGGCGTCATCACGTTCCTGACTGGCGTCTTCACCGGCAACTGGACCCAGGCCTGGGACGGCATCAAAGGCATCTTTGAAGGCCTATGGAACACCATCAAGGGAATCGTGGAAGGCGTATGGAACGTCATCACGAGCCTGATCACATCCGCCGTGGATGGGGTGCTGAACCTCATCAAGGGCTGGGGTCCGCAGCTTCTAAGCAACATTCAGAACGCTTGGAACGCCGTAACCGGATTCTTCAACTCGATCCCTGGCGCAGTCAAGGCGTTCTTCGCCGCAGCGGGCGTATGGCTCGTAACGGCGGGTAGCAACATCATGAACGGTTTGCGCAACGGCATCACCAACGCGTGGAACACAGTCACATCATTCTTCGGCGGAATCCCCGGCGCGGTCATGGGCGCTGTGGCAGGCGCGGGAAGCTGGCTCGTCTCTGCCGGTAGCAACATCATCAGCGGACTTGTACGAGGCCTATCCAACGCAGCAGGCCGTGTCACGTCGATGCTCATGGACATCGCGAAGGGTGCCGTGAACGCTTTCAAGAACTTCTTCGGCATCAAGTCCCCATCGAGACTGTTTGAGTCCTTCGGTGTCTACATGGACCAGGGTTTGGAGAACGGTCTGAAGAAGGGCGTCAGGCACATCAAGCGGGGTATCGGGGTTGTTAACGATGCAGTCACTGATGGATTCAACACCAGTCTCACCGCTTCGATATCCGGGTCCACATCCGTAGGTAGCGGCTCGTCCTACGCATCCCCGAGCGGAAACACATACAACATCCACCTGCCTGTAGGTATGCCATCCGCTGAGGCAGGCAGAGGGATCGTGGATGCGATCAGGGCCTACGAGCGACAGGGAGGCCGCCTCGCATGATCATCGAACAGCCAGTCATCAAGTACCTAGACGTCCAGTACCTGGATGCACAGGGGGCATGGGTCTCCGTCATCGCTGACGCCACCACGGTACGCGCTAACCGTGGTGGAGCCCCTGACGGCCTCACCACAAAGAACGACGTGGGACGACTGACGTTCACGCTTTATAACGCACACGATCCGGTAGAGATGACCGTCATGCACCCCGGCATGGCCGTACGTGTCATCCAGCGGGCCATGGCAGGCAGGACGGAAATCGATCCTCTCTTCACCGGTCGCATCATCGATCAGGTGGCCGTGTACCCGATGGACAAGTCAACTGGGCAGTACTCCACTCTGGTGACCTTCACTGCCGTGGATGCCGTCGAGGTGCACGAGAAGCAGACAAAGGTCGATGGAGCAAGTGGACGCGGCTACTACGGAGCGAATCGCACCTTCGCGACCCTCCCGACTTTTGAACAGCGGATATGGGAACTATCGCAACGCGCGAAGGCCCCCATTGCACTACCCACCTTCGGAACTCGCAGAAGGGTCTATCAACTCTCATGACATTCACCGATGGATGGAGCTTCATCAAGCCGGTTGACCCGACCGGAATCGATGGACGCATCACTCACAGTTCAGTCAACTACGTGGGAGAGCGGTACAACGCCCTGGACGTCTCATGGTCTGGTGTTGGACAGGGCATCAAGCGGACTATTCCCACCGAGGTGGGGAAGCAGTATGTCTACAGCGTGACTGTCAAAGACCTATCAAACGCCGGTACCCGACGACTCAACGCACGTGCGCGTGGAATAGCGACAGCGCCCTTCACTTTCTCGCCTGGGAACATCATGACGCTTCCCACGGTCAGCTTTATAGCAAACTCGACAAGCACGACAATTGAACTTGTTGCCACTGATACAACAGCACTCACGAGCGGCAAGATCGCGGTGTTCGACGTGTGGGTAGATGTCCTAGAAACCAAGCTTCCGCAGCGATTCCTGACCACGAGTTTCAGCGGTTCGCTCGCTGACCACCTGGACCTAGCGGTTAACAGCATCGGCGCAGTTTGGTACGTGGATCGCTTCGGTGTCGTGCAGTTCACTCCCCCACCCGAGATGCTGCCGGTGTCTCACACCTTCAGCGACAAGCGCTCAGACGGCGTGCTGGAGTACACCGGCATTGAAACGGTGTGGGACACGCAGCAAACCGTGAACCATCTTGTGATTCGGAACCGCAGCTACGGCTCAGCAGTGAAGGGGGAAGAGCTTCCCGATGCGATCCGCAAGACCGTGAAGGACGGGGACGCCCCGAAGTCAGAGGAGAAGGAGGCGGTCTACGAGTGGCGCGATGGAGCTTCCATCGCGAAGTACGGCGAGCGAGCCGCAGAGGTCGAGACGAACGTCGCTCTTCCCGATCCCTTCACGGAGAGGATGCGGCAGGAACACCCCGACTGGGGCATCCCCGTCTCCGACTGGCAGGCCGCCTACGACGATCTTGTAGCCAAGCTGGCATCCAACCGGACCACGCCCCGCCTACTTGTGACAAGCCTTACGTGGAACTGTCAGCAAGACACTGACGCCGCTCGAAACTTCGAGCTGGGGCAGCGAGTCCGCGTGTTCACGCGAGGGTTCGAGCAGGACGCGATCATCACCGGCATCGACCATGACATTTCGCCAGAGCGCTGGAACATGATTCTCACACTGAGTAGACCGTAACGGTGTATCTTCTGATCCATGATCATCCCCAATGGCTTCGAATCAGCAAAAAGGGTCCAGCTCGTCCTGAACGACCGCAACGCGACCACGTTCACGGTGCGCATCTATCAGACGAACGAGGCTGGCATCTACGTCACCTTCGATGGGACGACCACTTTCTACCCGTGGCACCGCGTTTCGCATCTGAACATGATCAAGGAGTGATTATGGCCGACGACAACATCTTCGCGCGCAATGTCGCGAAGAACGAGGTGTGTGAGTTCGTTTTCTCGAACGGCGAGCGTTACCGGCTCGCGGTTGTGGCGTCTGACGCGACGGGCGTCTGGTTGCAGCAGGAGAACCATCGCACGTTCGCCCCTTGGGCCAGCATCAATTTTGTCCACACCCTCCCCGACGAGGAGAGCTAG